TAAAGCGCGTCATGCGAAAAACATAGCCAAGGGCAAGATGTCTGCGGCGTATTGGTCCAACAAAGTGAAGTGGTAGACCATATAATAATATATATGCTATAAATAGCCAACCTTTAGGAGTTTAAAATGGCAATTACAACCTACGCAGAATTGCAAACTGCAATTGGGGACTGGCTAAACCGCAGTGACCTTGATCAAAGAATTCCTGACTTTATTCGCTTAGCAGAAAGCACGTTAAACGACGTATTGCGCAGCGCTGACATGGTGGCATCAGCAACGCAAGCGATCACGTCTGGCCGCGCGACGCTTCCAGCGGATGCGCTAGAGATTGCTTATGTGCAGGTTGCATCTACAGAGGATGAGCCGCTAGAGCAGATCACACCGCAGCAGCTTACAATGCTGCGCCGCACGCGCACACGCGATGCAGCAAACCCGCGCTTCTTTGCGGTCATTGGTCGTGAGTTGGTTGTTACGCCGTCACCGTCAGGCTCAGTTTCTTTGGACATTGACTACTACCAGCGCATCCCAGCGCTTTCAGATAGTAACACGACAAACTGGCTTCTGACAGATGCGCCGCATATGTATCTTTACACGTCATTGCTGCATGCAACGCCGTTCCTAATGGATGACGCGCGTTATCAAGTGTTCAACAGTACAGTGTCGCAGCAAGTTATGGCGGCAGTTAAGTCACAGCAGACGCTATCGTTTGATGACGTTAAATCTGCTGGCTTCTCATTGTCTGCGCCTGCTGACGTTGCATCTGCTCAACAATCTGCATTGGCTGCTGTTAGCAACGCTGCAAACAACGCATAAGGTGACACATGCCATCGACATACGCGGAACTCAAAGACCAAGTTAGAAACTTCATCAATAAGCCTGACATCGATCAGACGATTGATACGTTTATTGACTTGGCGGAAGCCGACATCGCGCGCAAGGTTCGCCATTGGAAAATGGAAAAGCGCGCGACAGTTCAGCTAGACGATCAGTATTCGCGCGTGCCGACTGATTGGCTAGAAAGTATTCGCTTTTACCTGTCTGAGGGTAATACGTATGAACTGCGTCAAACCTCGCACGCCGACATGATTAATCGTCGTATGAACGCGACAAACACAAGCGGTCGTCCTCAGTTTTACACGATGAGCGATGGTGCGTTTGAAATCTTCCCCACTCCTGACACGTCATACGCGGCAGAGCTTTTGTATTACGCTAAAAACGAGCCTCTGTCTGATAGCAACACATATAACTGGCTGCTGCAGGATGCTCCTGATGTATATTTATATGGTGCGCTAATGCATACTGCGCCGTTCTTGGGTGATGATGCGAGACTGCCAGTTTGGGCCAACCTATATCAATCTGCGTTGGATAATGTTAATCTCGCCTCAGAAAGATCGCGCACACAAAGCACTGGCTTGCGCATGAATATTAGGAGTTACTGATGAGTTTTACTGATTACCTAGAGGACAAAATCCTCGATCACGTATTTGGCGGCACAGCATACACTGCGCCATCAACACTTTATGTTGGCCTTCACACATCTGCGTCTAGCGATAGCGCGGCGGGTACTGAGGTTTCTGGCGGGTCATACGCTCGTCAGACGGCTGCGTTTACTGTTTCAGGCACTAGCCCCACAGAGGCGACGACTGGCTCTGCGATTGAGTTCCCTGCGGCGACAGCATCATGGGGAACCGTGACGTATGCTGGCGTTTACGACGCTTCTACGGGCGGCAACTTGCTTGCATATGCGCAGCTTACCGATCCAGCCGACTTTACCACTGCGTTGCCAAAGACGATCGAAACTGGCGACATTTTCCGCATTTCCGCAGGTAATCTTAAAATACGATTGGACTAATCCATGGCTACTATTGTTACACGTTCTGGGAAGGGGTCTCCGCTTACCCATTCTGAAGTTGATGCCAACTTCACAAACCTGAATACAGATAAGCTGGAGCTGTCTGGCGGCACCATGACGGGTAACTTGTCCTTCGGCGACAACGACAAAGCCATCTTCGGTGCTGGGTCTGATCTGCAGATTTACCATGATGGGTCGAATAGTTATATTTCAGATCAAGGTGTAGGAAGTCTTTGGGTTCAAGCCACTAATTTGATTGTTGAGGCCACAGATGGCTCAAATTACTTAACCGCCGTTGATGGTGGTGCTGTAAAACTTTATTATGCAGATGCTGCAAGTAATGAAAAACTCGCCACCACCAGCACTGGCGTAGACATCACGGGTACTTTGTCCAGCGATGGGCTGAACCTTGATGGAAATATTCAAGGTGATGACGGTCAGAATTTGATTATTTCAGCAGGTGAAGGAAGTGGAGACAAGCTAGATTTACGTGCTGGTGATGACGTAAGAATTTGGGTTGATGGTGCAAATACTCACCAAAAAGCTGCGCAGTTTGAAGCCAACGGCGACATCAGCTTCTACGAGGACACAGGCACCACGGCAAAGCTAACATGGGACGCTTCTGCGGAAATGCTTACGACAAGTGGGCTGACTGTGGATGGGGATGCAGTTATTTCATCTGCCAATGCACGACTGCGGCTTAAAGAAACTGACACTACCGACAACGATACTCAGCTACAAACTACTGGCGGTGTATTTAAGATTTCTCGCTTAGACGATAACAACGCCACAGCAACGCAACGTCTTACTATCGACAACTCAACAGGCGACATCAGCTTCTACGAGGACACAGGCACCACGGCAAAGTTCTTCTGGGATGCGAGTGCTGAGAGTTTGGGGATTGGGACGAGTTCGCCTAGTAGCATTATCCATTCGCTGCATCCTACATCTCCTAAACTAACATTAGAAAGAGATAGCACAAGCCTTGCTAATAATAATGTCATTGGCGAAATAGCAATGGCTCATAAAGACAGTAACGATGCTGGTACAGCTGTCAGGATAATTGGTAGAGCAGAAGGAACTGGCGGTGCTGCTGGCCTTGCTTTTAATACTGGCTTGCCGTCATCTACAGCAGAACGCATGCGCATCGACAGCGGCGGTAACGTGGGCATTGGGACGAGTTCGCCTAGTGCGCCCTTACAGGTGCAGGGAAGTGCTGGTGAAATTAGGTTGCAAAGACCTACTGCGAGCCAAGCCGACTGGTCTTTAAAGCTACCTTCATCTGGCGGTGAGCTTACATTATACGATAATAACAATACCGCAGAACGCATGCGCATCGACAGCAGCGGTAATGTTGGGATTGGCATTGTTCCAGAAACAGCAACGTCAACCTACAAGGCGCTAGAGCTAGGATACAGTACAGCTATCCTTGCAAGAACGGCTGCCAATCAAAGTTATTTTGGAAACAACACTTATCACGACAGTAGCTGGAAGTATAAAACAACTGATCCCGCCGCATTGTATCAGCAAATAGATGATCAGCACGTTTTCTTTAATGCTGCATCTGGAACAGCAGATACTACTGTTTCTTGGTCAGAACGCATGCGCATCGACAGCAGCGGACAGGTTGGCATTGGGACGACTTCGCCAAGTAGACAGCTTACCGTAAGCAATAGTGGTGCTGCCTTATTACTTTTGGAAAGCACAGGCAATGAGAATGGTCAGCTTTTGTTTGGCGACAGTGCATCGGATACTGTTGGTAAAGTTGGATATTCCCACAGCACGAACCATATGTTTTTCAACACTAACGGCTCAGAACGCATGCGCATCGACAGCAATGGTAATGTTGGAATTGGGACGATTTCGCCTGATACTGCTTTAGAGGTTTCAACATCAGGTAGTGGCGTAACTGACGTTTTAAAGCTGACAACCACCTCGGCAAACAGTGTTCCAGCTATTTTGTTTGAGGCCGATGCAGGGTCTATTCAACACGATGCTGCTCGTTTTAGGATTGGGCAGACAGATCAGAACAATTCCTCTATGATTTTTGAGGTGCAAGGGAGTGGTTCACTTGCAGAAGCCATGCGCATTGACAGTAGCGGTAACTTGCTGGTGGGGACTACGACTACTGATGGTGGTTATGATGAAAGTGATGGTGGTGCAACTACAACATTTATGGGTGCATCAAT